CGGGCGAACCTGCAAGCGCTCTGTCGGCGCTGCCATCAACGCAAGACGCTACGTGGGGCGTGACCCACGCCATCACAAAGGAGTGCCAGCCTATGCCGCAACCCAGCCCGGATCTCTGGACGACCTATCGCGCCAGGTTCGTGTTTCTGACCGATCTCTGTAGTTCGACACCGGCTGATCCCGATGTCATCCAGGCCTGGCTCGCCGCCAGGACGCCGCGCGTCAAACCCGCGGGCGCCCCCTCGATCGAGGAAATCAACGAGGAGGTGCTCGCGAGTCTCGAGCGCGGCGAGGGCGACCCGGATCAGAGTTTCAGCCTGCTCGTGTTTCAACGCCATGAGGGCATGCTCGTCATGCGGGCCGCGACCGTGAAAGCGCATTTCAAAGACTGCGCCCGCGTGTTGTCGAGTCAATTCGTCGGCCGGATTCAAGGGGAGCGCGCCTTCAGTACGCGCGTGATCAATGGCGTCTATCTCGACGAGACGCAGTACTGGCTGGCGATCGGCCGGCCCGATGGCACGCCGATTACCGCCCCAGACGGCACCCGCGATAAGCCGATCCATGTCCGCGGGCCGCGCGGCGAAATGCTCAATGCCTTGAAGCGCTTTGAGTACATCGCCCCACCGAGCGTGCTCGAGTTCAACCTCAAGGTTCTGGGCAAGTCGGTCTCGGAAACAGATCTACATCACCTGTTGTCGTATGGAGGCACACATGGATACGCCGGAGAACGCAGCGACGGAGAAGGCCGGTACCACTACACGATCGAGCGCGTCGTTACTACGGAAGCAGGCGCCGCCGCTGCGGACCGCCGAGGCGATTCTCGAAAAGAACGAGCAAATCCTCGACGGGATGGAGCACGGCACGATCACTCCAAAGACGGCCGAGCAGATGGGCCAGTGCTGCAAGATGCCGATCCAACTGGTGAAACTCGAGATCGCGTACATCCGCATGCTGCAGGGCTTCGGGAAGAAAGCGCCCGTCCCACGCTCAACGCTGCTGCGGTCGATGATCCCTGGCCTCGATCCTGATCACGTCTCGCCCGCCGATGGAGCAGTGATCCGAAAGGTTGCTGGCGCGCAGGAATGACGACTATACCAGCGGTATAGCGCCCTATTCGTGAAGCCGAGCAGTGACGTGACGTGCCGTGGTGTGTGGTGCCATGACGCCGAGGGGTGACTTGTTGTGGCGTGTGGTGAAGTGGGGCGATATGTGCTGTGGTGACGCCGAGTCGTGGCGTGATTCGTTCTGGGCTGGGATGTCTCGTTGTGAGATGACGCCGAGGTGTGTAGTGTTTTGACGTGGCGTGATGTGACATGTCGTGATGCCCTGGGGCGATCCTGGGGCGATCCAGACGCGAAACGTGACCGTTGGAAAATCCGAAGACCGGGGGGAGGGCGGAAAGTTGAAAAGAGGACAGCCTGGAAACCATCCCAGCCCTACGTGCATCTTTTGCCTATGTGAACTATGCCTGATCCCGTCCCGTTTTCGGTGAAACGAGACCGTCGAGGTGGTTGGAACCGGAACGCACCGACACGTGACGATGGCCCGATCGGTGTAATACCTCCAGCGCAAGATCCGATCACGTTCATCAACAACCTCACGCATACGAAGGGGCAATTCGGCGGGCAGAAGTTCAAGCTGCGGCCCTGGCAGATCAAGATCCTAAAACGGATCTTCAAGAAGCGCCGTGATGGATTGCGCCAATATCGGACGGTTTTGTTGATGTTGGCGCGCAAGAACGGCAAGACCGAGATCGCCGCGGCGATTGCGCTCTATGGGCTCCTGGCCGATGGCGAGATGGGCGCCGAGGTGTACTCGGCGGCGGCGGACCGCGACCAGGCCGCCCTCGTCTTTGGCGTCGCGGCCCAGATGGTCCGGAACAATCCCGAGCTCGACGAGGCCTGCTACATCGTGGAGTCGCAGAAGAAGATCGTGCATCGGGCGACCGGCAGCTTCTACCGGGCCATCAGTGCGGAAGCATATTCCAAGCACGGCTTCAACGCCTCGATGGTCATCTACGACGAGCTGCACGCGGCGCCGGATCGCCGGCTGTATGACGTGCTGTCGACGGCGATGGGCGCGCGCCGGCAGCCGCTGTTTCTGGTGATTTCCACCGCGGGGTACGACCGGCATTCGATCCTCTGGGAGTTGTACAGCCACGCGAAGAAGGTGCAGGAGAAGCCCGAGATCGATCCGACGTTCCTGCCGATTCTGTACGAGGCGCCCGAGGGTGCCGACTGGACGAAGGAGCGCGTCTGGCGGAAGGCCAATCCGGCGCTCGGCGATTTCCGCTCGCTCGAGGAAATGCAGATCCTCGCGGCCCGAGCGAAGGAGATCCCGGCGCAGGAGAATACCTTCCGGCGGCTGTACCTGAACCAGTGGACCGAGCAGGCGGCCCGGTGGATTCCGATGCCGGCCTGGGATGCCTGCCAGACGGCGTCAGGAGGCCGCCAGGCGCTCCAGAAGCGCAAGTGCTATGTCGGCATGGATCTCAGCACGACGACCGACCTGACGGCGCTCGTGGCCGTCTTTCCCGACGAGCTCGGGTTCGATGTCGTGCCGCGGTTCTTTGTCCCGGCGGAGCGGATCGTCGAACGGTCGCGGCGGGACCATGTCCCGTATGACGAATGGGCGCGGCAAGGCGTGCTCACGTCGACGCCTGGCGCCGTCGTCGACTATGACGCCGTCAGGGCCGCTCTGCTACAGTGGGCCGCGGAGTTTTCCCTGCAGATGATCGCCTTCGATCCCTGGAATGCCACGGATCTGTTGTCACGTCTGCAGCAGCAGGACGGCTTGCCCTGCGTCTCGATGCGGCAGGGGTTTGCGTCGCTCTCGGCGCCGACCAAGTCGCTCGAGCAGGCGATCCTGAGCCGGCGCCTCAGACATGATGGACACCCGGTGCTCCGCTGGAACGTGTCCAACGTCGCGGTCGAAACCGACTCGGCCGGCAACCTGCGGCCGAACAAACAGATCTCGACCGAACGGATCGATGGCGTCGTCGCGCTCATCATGGCCGTCGACGTGATGAACCGCCTCGGGACGGTGACGCCGCCGAGCTATCAGATGCTGGTCGTCGGATGAAACCCCGCGGCCGGCCTCGCCTGGCGCCCGATGACGCCTCCGTGCCCGTCAATTTCCGCCTGCCGTCGAAGCAATTCGATCTCAGCCAGAAGCGGGCCGACGAGGAGCGGCTCCCGCTTCGCGACTGGCTGCGGCGCGTCGTCGAACGCGCCTGCCGGCCGCCCAAGGCCTGACCTGTCCTGTCACACCTGGTACTTTTGTCCTAAAAAATAGACGGCCAGCGGACGCCTGGCCGATTATCGCCCGGATGGATCGGGCCTACAGTCTGCTCGAAATCAAGTCCGTGGCCGCTGAGCGCCGGAGCTTTTCCGGCATTGCGTCCACGCCGGAGCTCGACCGCCAGGGCGACATCCTCGATCCGGCGGGCGTGACCTTCCGCAATCCCGTCACGCTGCTCTGGCATCACGATCCGAAACAACCGATCGGCCGCGCGACGCTCAGCGTCACGCCGCACGGCGTGGTCTTTGACGCGACGATCCCCGAGATCGACGAGCCCGGCGCGCTGAAATCGCGCGTCGACGAGGCGTGGCAGTCGGTCAAGGCGGGGCTCATTACCGGTGTCTCTATCGGCTTTCGTCCTCTAGCCGACGGTATCCAGCGACTCGCGAATGGTGCGCGTCGGCTGTTGAAAACGGAGATCTGTGAAGTCTCACTCGTCACCATTCCGGCCAACGCCGCGGCCACTATTCTGACGGTCAAGTCTCTGACCGCTCCAAGGACACCAGCCATGAAACCGACGACCGCCGAACATATACAGAACCTCGAGAACAAGCGCGCGGCGCTGCTGGCGCGGCAAACCGAATTGATGCAAGGCACGACCGAGAACGAGTCGACGCTCCTGCCGGATCAGGCGACCGAGTACGACGGCTTGGGCGTGCAGATTAAGAGCATCGACGCCGATCTGGTCCGCTGGCGGGATCTCGAAAAGACGCAGATGGCCGCGGCGGTCGCGATTCCGGCGACGCCGAGCCCGATCACGTATCCGCAGGTCAGCGTCAAGCCGAACGTGGAGCCCGGCATCAAGCTCGCGCGGTACGTCATCGCGAAGATGGTCGCGCGCTATGAGGGCGTGGACGCCTCGAGCTATGCCGCGCAGCGCTGGAATGACTCGACGCCGGAGGTCGCGCTCGCGCTTAAGGCCGCGGTCAATGCCGGCAGCACGACGGATGCCACCTGGGCGAAGCCGCTCGTGAATCCGTCGATTACGACCGATTTCCTGCCGCTCCTGCGCGCGGCGACGTTGCTCGGCAAGATCGACGGGCTGTATACCGTGCCGTTCAACGTGAACGTGCCGAGTCAAACCGGCGGCGGCACGGTCAGTTGGGTCGGGGAACTGAAACCCAAGCCGGTCACCGCGATGGCCTTCGCGATGGAGAACCTCGGGTTCTCGAAAGTCGCGGCGATCTGCGTGCTCAGTCAGGAGCTCGTGCGGTTCAGCAACCCGAACGCTGAGACCGTGGTTCGTAACAGTCTCGTGAAAGACATTGCGGCGTATCTTGACGCGCAGTTCATCAATCCAGCCGTGGCCGCGGTCGCGGGCATCAATCCGGCGAGTATCACGAACGGCGCCTCGACGGCGGCCGGCACGTCCAACCCGCTCGCGGACATTGTCGGGATCATCAACCACTTCGCGGCCAACAACATCCCGATCGACAACGTGCACATCCTGATGTCGCCCTCGAACGCGCTCTCGATGGCGTTCCGCACGAACCTGGACGGCAGCCAGCAGTTCCCTGGTATCGACATGAACGGCGGCAACTTCAAGGGGATCAAGATCCTGACGAGCAATGTGGTCGGCAACTTGGTCATCGGGCTCCAGCCGTCGGCGATTCTCTACGCCGACGATGGCGGCGTGACGATTGACGCCTCGACCGAGGCGTCGCTCCAGATGGACAGTGCGCCCATGTCGCCGGTTGATGCCACGACCGTCTACGCCTCCATGTTCCAGATGAACGCGGTCGCGCTCCGGGCCGAGCGGTACGTGAGCTGGAAGCGCGTGGGCGTGAACTCGGTCCACTACCTGACCGCAGTCAGCTGGCCGGCGCCGACGGTCGCCGCGGCCGACGCCCCGCCCGCGCCCAGCAAGAAGGGCTGAGATTCGTGCAGTTCTTCGGGTACGACCTCACGCTCCGGAAGAAGGGGCTCGCGCCCGCGCCCAGCCGACCGCCAGCCGGAGGGGGATGGTGGCCGGTCGTGCGCGAGCCGTATACCGGCGCGTGGCAGAAGAACGACGAGCTCCGGCTCGACACGGTGCTCGCCAATCCGGTCGTGTTTCGCTGCGTCTCGCTCATTGCCACGGATATTGGCAAGCTGCCGCTGCGGCTCGTCGCCATCGATGCCAACGGGATCTGGCACGAAACGACGAGCCCGGCGTTCTCGCCCGTCCTGCGGACACCGAACCGATACCAGACGCCGGCCCAGTTCTTCGAGGCCTGGATGTTCAGCAAGCTGCTCTGGGGGAATACCTACGTCCTGAAGGATCGTGACGATCGGAATGTCGTGACGTCGCTCTACGTGCTCGACCCGTGCCGGGTGAAGCCGCTCGTCGCGCCCGATGGGAGCGTCTACTACGAGCTTCAGACGAATGACTTGGCCGGCATCCCGACCAGTGGCGGCCAGCTGGTCGTCCCGGCGAAAGAGATCATTCACGACCGCTGGAACTGCGCGTTCCATCCCCTCGTGGGCCTCTCGCCGCTTTACGCCTGTGGCGGGGCGGCACGCCAGGGGCTCGAGATGCAGGCGGCGAGTACGTCGTTCTTCTCGAGTGGCGGCCGGCCAAGTGGGATGCTCATCGCGCCGACCGAGATCGATCCGCAGACGGCCCAGCGGCTCAGCGAGACCTGGCACGCGCTCGGCGCCGGCAAGACGGCGATCGTGGGCAACGGCATGAAGTACGAAGCCGTGGGCTCGTCGGCCGAGGAGTCGCAGTGGATCGAGCAGGCGGGCTGGACGGCCAAGACGATCGCCGGCTGCTTCGGCGTGCCGATCTCGATGGTCGACTCCAGCCAACAGCCGCCGTACGCGAACAACGAAGCGTCGACCTTGCAGTACCACTCGCAGTGCCTGCAGACGCATCTGAACGCGATTGAGAACGCGCTCGATGTCGGCCTCGAGCTCCCTGCGCCGTACGGCACGGAGTTCGACCTCGATGACCTGATCTGGATGGACACGGCGACCAAGACCAAGGCCGCGCACGATGCGATCGCCGCGGGCGCGATGTCGCCGAACGAAGCGCGCCTGAAGTACTTCGGGCTCGGCCCCGTGCCTGGCGGCGACAGTCCATTCCTCCAGCAGCAGTACTACTCGCTCGAGGCGCTCGCGATGCGGGATCTGGGCGGGCCGGCGCCCCCGGCCCTGGTGCCGGCGCCGAGCGCCGAGGACGCCGCGCCATGACGCGCACGTTTTCGCGCGTCACGCTCGCTGGCCCGCTCTGGACGACCGCCGAGGTCAAGCAGATCCAGTTGCGCATCACCGATGCGGCGCACGATCCGGATGTCGAGGAGAAACTCGCGACGGCGCAGGAAGCGATCCTCGCCTACCTTGGCCCGGCGGCCGATGCCGCCTGGACGCCGGCCACGGCGCCCCGCGCGGTCAAGCACGCGATCCTGCTCCTGACGGTGCATTACTACGAGCACCGCGGCGACGACCTTGGGAATGTCCGGCCTGATGAGGCCGTGATCTGGAAGGAGCTCCGGAACCTGCTCGCGATGTATCGCGATCCGGCGCTGGCATAGCCATGGGCATCGGCGCGTATCGGCACCACGTGACGCTCGAGCATCCGGCGGGCCCGCTCGATCCGCCCGAATGGGATTGCGCGATCCAGTCGGCGGCCAACCAGGTCACAGACGGCCTGGCCGCGTTCTTCGTGCGCGGCCGGTATCACCCTGGCATCGTGCTCGAGACACGGATCCTGTTCGAGGGGCGGAAACTGCAAGTCCTCCAGAGCGTGCAGGACGTCGACGAGCGGCATGTCGATCTGGTGCTGTTGTGTGTCGAAGCCGTCGCGCGTGGCCGACCGCCGGGCACGTTCCACGTCCCGCTGACCTATCAGCAGACCGTCCTGGCCGATGGGGCGTCAGCCTATTGGCCCCTGGATGATCCGATCGGGAGTGCCACGGCGAGAGAGTTGGTTGATTCGGTGCCTGGGACCAAGCAAGGGTCGGTGCAATTTGGGGCACTTGGGCCTGGGACAGCGACGGCTGCGCATTTCGATGCGAACAACTTTGATGCCTACATCCAGGCTCCGCTGTTGACGATTTCTCGCGTGTTCACGCTGGAAGGGTGGGCGAGAACACCAGGGCTCTCGTCGAATCAGTTCATGTGGTTTTCCAACAACTGGGGTGCAAGCAGTGTCGTCAGCAGCACTATCGTCGCATCAGGGCACCTTCATGCGACCGTGGATGGGAACAGCGTCTTGACCGCCGCCGAGACCGACTATCGAGATAATCGGTGGCACCATTTTGTTCTTGTGGCTGATGCAGTAAACCAACTCGGGAGTGGAGCGACAGTTTACCTTTATGTCGATAGCGTCTTAGCGGCAAGCACCTCACTCAGTCGGGCTGCGGCTAGCACACAGACGGCGATCACCATTGGCGGCAATGATGACGTCACCTTCAATTTCTGGCACGGCGAACTGGCCGACATTGCCGTTTATCCGCGCGTGCTCACCGTGACGGAGATTGCGGCGCACAACGCGCTGCGTCTGGACGGGCGGCGATGACGCCCAATAGTGGCATCGTGCTCGAGGGCTTTACCGAGCTCCGCGAGGCGCTCAAGAAGTTGCCGCAGGAGCTCGTCCACGAGGGCGCCGAGATCGTCCAGGCCCATGCCGCGGAAGCGCACCGGCTGATCTCGGCGGCGCTGCCGGTCAAGTCGGGCAATCTCCGCGATCACCTCCGGCTGGAGATCCACACGGATACCGCCGGCACGGTCGCGAACATTCGCAATACCGCCAAGCACGCTTGGATCGTGGAGAAGGGCACCAAGGCGCGCAAGTGGGGATCGGGCAAATCGACCGGCACGATGCTGGCGCACCCGGTCCTGATTCCAATCGCCGTCCGGCAGCGCCAGATCATGAATATCGCGCTCGTGCATCTGGTCGAGCGCGCAGGGTTCACCGTCACCGGGACGGGAGTGTAGACAACGTTTTCGCTAACGAGGAGAGAGACACCATGCCCGCACCAGCCGCACCTGTCAACAATCCCGGCACGCACGGTAAAGAAGGCATCGTCGCGCTGAAGATGAACTCGGGCGACGCCTACGTCGCCATCGGCAACGTGTCCGAATACACGCTGAACATGGCGAAAGACAAGGTCGAAGTCACGTCCATGGGCGATGCCAACAAGCGGTACGTCATGGGCCTGAAGGATCTGTCGGGCAGTTTCACCGCGTTCTGGGACCGCCTGACGGATGTCATCTTCGACGCCTCCGATACCGACGCGGGCTGCTACCTGGCGATCTACCCCTCGGCCACGTCGGCGCAGGGCTGGGAAGGGCCGGCGCATCTGGACGCGAGTATCAAGGGCGGCGTCACGAGCGCCGTCACGGTCGACGCGACCTTCGTCGCCAACGGCGCCTGGACGCGGTCCAGCATGGTCGCCGCGACCGGCGCGAGTGCGGTGACCAGTCCCGGCAGCTTCACGCCGGCCGGCGCGATGGCGCCCGCCAACCTGGCCGCGATGAGCGGCGTCACGGCGACGCCCAACACGGCCTGGACCACGGGCCAGTACGTGAGGCTCGGCGACGGCTCCTCGGCGCACTGGAACGGCACGGCCTGGATCGCCGGCGTGGCCTAACCCCGCGATGGCGGTCACCGGCCTCCGGCATCGGATCGTCATTGAAGGCGTGGCGGCCACGGTCAGGCTCGGCTATCAGCAGGCCGCCACGCTCGGCCGCTGGAAGGTCGAAGGCGACGTCTTCATCGCTGCGGTCGAGACCGTCGACGGCTTTCGCATCACGCAGTCGCCGCTGACGCTCGAGATCGCGAATGCTGACGGCATTCCGACCAGGCGCCCGCTCGGCGACGTCACCGTCTATCAGGGGCAGTTGTCCGCGCGGCTGCTCCCCAAACGTTAGGAGCCCTGAATGGGATCGCGTTATCGCCGACAAGAAGAAATGCGCCTCGAGCTCTCTGAGGGCGACTGGCTACTCGTGCGCAAGCACCTGACCGCCGGCGAAGAGCGCGACGCGCATGCGCGCATCATCAAGGCCGGCACGTTCCGGCAGGGCGAGAAGCCAGAGATCGACCTTGAACATCTGGGCATCGCGCAAGCGGTGAGCTACCTGCTCGACTGGTCGATCACCGACGCCGACGAGAAGCCGATCCGCATTCGCGATCAGTCGTATGCATTCGTCGCCGCCGCCCTGCGGAATCAGACGCCGGAAAGCCTGCGCGAAATCCTGGATGCCATCCAGGCGCATGACAGCGCGATGACCGCGGAGCGCGAGCTCCAAAAAAAAGACCCGACTGGCACGACCGCACGCGATCCGACCTCTACATCTGCCGCGTGATGGGCTGGACCTACGACGAGCTCCTGGATCTGCCCGTCGATGTCTATGCCGTGCTCGTCGAGGCCTTAAACCACGAAGCCGAGCGTAGCCGGAAATAGACCATGGCGCTTTCCGCGACCTTCACCGCGAACTTCGCGAGCTTCTACGCCGCGGTCGACAAGGCCGACGCCGTCCTGAAGGATTTCGGCGACGGCGCCAGTCGAGTCGGCGCCCGCCTGAATGCGCTCGGCAATCAGTTCTCCGGCGTCAAGATCATCCAGGAAGCCACGATCATGGCGAAGGCCGTCGAGGAGATCGGCGGCGTCAGCAAGCTCACCGAAAAGGAACTCGCCCGGCTCGGCACGACCGCGAATGAAGCCGTCGAGAAGATGAAACTGCTCGGCATGGACGTCCCGCAGCACCTCCAGGAGATTGCCGACAAGACCAAGGGGGCGACCAAAGCGACGACCGATTGGATGGGATCGCTCACGAAGGTCGCGGGCGCGGTCGGCATCGCGTTCTCCATTGACGCGATCAAGGGCTTCATCGGCGGCGTGTTCGATGCCGCGGGCGCCGTGCAGGATCTCTCGAATCAATGGGGCGTCTCGACTAAGGCCGTTCAACAATGGTCGGCCGCGGCGGCGGCCAGCGGCATCGAAGCCGAAACGCTCGGCAAGTCGATCCTGTTTTTCACCGACAAACTGAGCGAGCAGTCGAAGGAGTACGCGGCACAGCTGAAAAATGTCGGCCTGTCCGCTGAGAAGCTCCGGGGCATGAACGTCGAGGATGCCTATAAGGCAGTGGCGGACGCGATTGCCGGGATCAAAGACGAGACGTTGCAACTCGATATTGCCCAAGGGCTCCTCGGCCCCAGCGCCAAGAAGATGATCGGCGGCATTCGCGATGGCATGTTCGAGGCCGCTGAGGCGCAGAAGTTCATGAGCGACGAGACGATCAAGCGTCTCGATGCGGCGGGCGATGCCTGGCTGAAGTTCAAGAACCTGGTCGTCATCTATTCGGGCGAGATGCTCGCCTCGGTCATGGATGACACGCAGCGGATGACGAGCTCCTGGGAGAACTTTTTCAAGTACCTCGCCGCCGCGGCGCAGGGGCCGGGCGCTGTCGCGCAGCTCATCGAACAAGATCGAGCGCTCGCCAAAACGAACACGACTATGAGGGCCGTGGTCACGACGACCGAGACGTACACGGTCGCCGGGCAGAAGCTGGGGAGCGGGATCAAGACGAATGCTGAGTTGGCCGAGGAGGCCAGGCAAAAGGAGGAAGGACTCAGAAAGGCGCAAGAGGCGCGCGCCAAGGCGATGGCGGAGACCAAGCGGCGAGAGGACGAGTACATCCAATCGCTCCGCAACCACAACGATTCCATCCTGGACCTGGTGAACACGTTTGAAGGGCGCGACCTCATCGGCACGGCCAACCTCTACCTCGAGGCGCTCAAAGACTCGATCCCCGTCTCTCGGATGACGCGCGAACAGCAGGACCAGATCAACCAGGTCATGCTCAACGCCATTAAGGTCTATGACGCCGCGGGCGAAGAGGCGCCGCAGGCGCTCTACGACATGTGGTACGCGACCTTAAGACTGTCGTCAGCGACGGTCCAATACGGCACCGACCTCGATGCCGCCTCGGCCGCCTTCCGCAAGCTGACCGAGATCAAGTTCGATCCGACGAAAACCGGCGGGAACATCGACATCAGCAAGGCGCCGAAAGCGACCGCCGACTGGACCGATCAACTCAAGCTGCTCTCCAGTGAGTTTCAGAAGCTCGGCACGGCCTCCGGCGGCACGCTCGGCGAGTTCCTGGGCGCGGTCGGGCAGATGATCGTCTTGTTCGAGGCGGCCGATGCGGCGACCAAACAACTCGGCCGCGATGGTAAGGAACTCGGCGGATCGCTCGGGCCGTTGTCGGTCATGTTCAACAAGAACGCGACCGCCGCGCAGCAATGGGGCGCGGCGGTGCAGTCGGCGGCGGCGATGGCCTCGGGCGCGATGGATATCTGGTCGGCCTCGGCCAACAAGGGATCGACCGCGGCCAATGCGCTCTCTGGCGCGGTCGCAGGCGCGAGGGCGGGCGCGTCGTTTGGTCTGTACGGTGCGGCGGCCGGTGCGGCGGCCGGCGCGATCGTCGGCTTCACGCGGTCGCTCGACGATGGCCGCGAGGCCATCGAACAGTTCGCGAACCGGCAGGGCGGGTTCGACCGGCTACACCAGCAGCTCTCCGAGCTCGGCGCCGAAGGCGAGGCGATGTGGAAGTCGCTGACGCAGGGGATCAAGCGCGGCGACCTCGAGGGTGCGAACCGGGAAATCCTGCGGGTGCAGCAGGCGCTCTCGGATATGGCGGCCAAGGCGCAGCACGATTTTGAGTGGGCGGCCTCGCAGGCCGAGAAGGCCTTCAAAGATGCCGCCGATGCCGCGAAGGCAGCGGCTCAGGAGGAGCTCGACGTTCAAGAGGAATTGCGCGCGGCGATTAAAGAGTACGGCTTCACGATCGACGAACTCGGGCCGAAGTGGCGCCAGCAGGAACTAGACATTCAAGCGACGAAGCTGCTCCGGACCTACGATCTGCTCGTCGCCTCCGGGATCGACGTGGCGGTCGTGCAAGGCCGGATGTCGGACTCGATCCTCGAGTATTTCCACAACGCGATGAGAACGGGCGCGACGATTCCGGAAACCTGGCGACCGCTCCTGGAATCGCTGGCGAAGGCGGGCAAGCTGACCGACGAGGCCGGCAACAAGATCGAGGATCTGTCCGGGATCACGTTTTCCAAGGCGCTCGGCGAGCAGTTGGACTCCATCGCCGACAAGCTCCAGCGGATCATCGACAAGATCCTGGGCATCGATCGGGGATTCGACACGATCAAGGGCTTCACGGGGGAAAAGACGATCGTCCCCAGTGTTCGATCCGATGTCGGGCAGTCCGGAGATGCCAAGCCCCTGGAGAGTTATCAGGGCGGAACCGATGGGTACCGGAACTTCGGCCAGGGCACGCCGGTCATGCTCCACGGCTGGGAAGCGGTCGTCCCGCGGGAGACGTCCACGGGCGCCTTCGCGACGGTGAGCGCCCCGGTCGCCTCGACGGCGGCGGCTGGGGCGTCCTCGATTGTCGTCAATATCCACGATCCGGTCGTGCGCGAGCCTCAAGACATCGATCGGCTGGCCGATGCCATGGCGCGCCGGCTGCAAGCGCGCGGGCTGTAATCATGGCGCTGCCGACGCCAGTCGCGTACTGGCCGTTTGACGAAGGCACCGGCACCACGTCGGCCGATACGTCAGGGAACGGCCATACCGCCACGGTGGTCCACGGCACCTGGGATAAATCCTCCCTGCGCGCCTTTGGGGCCGCGGCGCTCAAAAATACCGACGGCGGCCTGGGCGCGAGCTTCACCTCGATCAACCTCGGCACGGTCCATTCGATCGCCTTCTGGATGAATGGGTGGGACGGCTTCAACGATGGCTGTCCGGTCGGCGGCGCGGGTATTAACGAGGTCTATTTCAATTCCTCCGGGATTTTCTACACCGCCGTCTCTGGCAATTTCGGCACGGTCACCCACGGCGGCCTCACCGGCCCCCAGCATGTGGTGATCACGCGCAACGGGACCACGCTCACGTTCTACAAGAACAGCGTCTCCCTCGGCACTGCCACGCTCGGCACGAATAATGCCCTCGCGCTCACGACCATCAGCGGGCGGGCCGACGGCACGTTTCCGCTGGTCGCCACGCTCGATGACGTCCGGTTCTATGATGTCGCGCTCTCGAGCGCGCAAGTGGCGGAACTCTTCGCGCTCAACCCGACCGCCGCCAGCGCGCTCGCCGTGGCGCAAACGGCCACGAACGCGGCGACCGCGACGGCCTCGGTCGCGGTGACGTTCGCGACGGCGCCGCCCGTCGGCCAGGGCGTGGTCGTCGCCATCGTGGGAGAGAGCGGCGCGACCGTGACGGCCGTCACCGATACGGCGGGCAGTACGTACACGCTCGCGAAGACGTACGCGCACACCACAAATGGCCTGGTGGTGCATCTCTGGTACACCGCGCGCCTGACGGCCACCGCCACGCCGTTTATCGTGACGGCCACGGGCGCGACGGGCAAGAGCCGCCTGGGCGTGGCGCTCGCCATTAGTGGCGTGGGCGCCGGCCTCGCGGTGGATCAAACGGCGGGCGCGGATGGGGCGGGCTTCACGCATGGCGCGGGGCCGACGGCGGCGCTGACGGCCAATGATGTGCTGCTGGTGGCGGCCTGTTCTGCCAACGCTTCCGCCGCGGCGATCACCGTGGGCGCCACGCCGCCGCCGCTGTGGACGCAGCAGGCGGAACGGCTCGCGCTCAATCCGGTCACGGGCGAAGTGGATACCCGCGCCATTACCGGGACGACGGGCACGACGGTCAATGTGGCCTGGGCGTTCTCCTCCGCGATGGGGAGCGCGGACGCGATCGTGGCGTTCTACTCGACCGGTCCCGCCCTGGTCACGGTGCCCAATGTGGTGGGGTTGACGGAGGCGGCGGCGACCGCGGCGATCACGGCGGCCGGGTTGACCAAGGGGACGGTCACATCGGCGCCCCATGCGACGGTGCCGGCCGGATCGGTGATCTCGCAAGTGCCGGCGGCCGGGGGGACGGCGGCGCCGGGATCGGCCGTCAACCTCACGGTGTCGACGGGGCCGCCCGATTGGGATCTCACGATCGCCGGCGTCTCACAAAAGTCGAAGACCCAGGTCACGGGCGGCGTCACAATCCGGCTGGAATCGGGCGAGCGATCGTCGCTACGGTTCGTGCTCTGGCGCGTGGGCGATTACTTGCCGGCCCGGTTCGATCCGGTGCTCGTCTATGACAAAGCCGGGGCGGTCATCTTCGGCGGCGTGATTCTCTCGCGGGAAGTCGAGGCCATCGTCCCGAACTATCACACGGTCGCGGTGTCGGCCTCCGACTGGTGGACGTACCTCGATTGGGCGCTCGTGACCCTGAACTTCACGACACCGGTGACCACGAAGGCGATTCTCACGGCGCTCGTCGCGGCGCTCCCGGCCGGCTACGGGTTCACCGTCTCGAGCGGCCAGGCCAACGGGCTCACCTATGACGCCTACTCGAGCGGCGCCGACGCGAAGGCCTCCGACGTCCTGCGCGGGCTGGCCCAGGATCTGAAGTGGCGGCCAGCGGTGTCGCCCGACCGGGTGATCGCGATTGCGCCGGCCGGGAGTGTGCCGGCGCCGTTTTCGCTCACGACCGCGGCGCCCCATTGCCGCTCGGCGCGCTGGCACGATCCGGACGGCACGCCGGCCAATCGCATCGTGCTGCGGTGCGGGCCGGCGGGCGTCGGCGAGGCGGTCACGTACATCTGGACCGGCGACGGGAGTAATCGCGTCTTTGCGCTCGAGGGCGTCGGCGTGCCGGCCTCGTCGGTCTGGGTCGGCGTCTGCTTTGTGGGCGGCGTGCAGCTGCCGGTGTGGCCGCCTGGCGCCGGGCCGCCCGATCATATCGAGTGGGATTACCAGCTCAACAGCGGCACGCTCACGTTCATCGGCGGCGGCACGTCGTCGCCGCCGGGCGTGGGCGTGCCGGTCCAGCTCACGTATTGGCCGCAGTTTCCGTTTACGGTCATCGCCGCGTCCGGCGCGACGCCGGTCATCAGCGAGATCTATACCGACGAGACGATCACGGTCTACGAGCAAGGCGTCACGCGGGCGAACGCGATCCTGGCCGAACGCAATCAAGCGGCGGCGCGCGTGCTCGAGGTACTGTCGCGCGACGACGGCTGGCGTCCCGATCAGGGGCTGACGGTCTCGCTCTCGGCGATCGACTTTGCCGGGGCCTGCACGATCGGGCCGGTCACGGTGTCGCTGACCACCGACGAGGAATGGCTCTATCAATTTGACGCGGTCGAAACGACGGTCGTGCCGGGATCGGCGCTGGATCTGTGGCGGAAGTTGATCGGTGGCTCCTCGAGCGGCACCTCGGCGGGGACGACGGTCGGGGGCACGGGCGGCGGCGGGCTCTCGCAGTT